CATTGGCAAAGCCTTCAGTTTCCTTGATGCGTGGCAAAAGGAAAAGGCTGCGGATAGTGAACATGGAAGAACACTTGAACTCCTTGAGCTACAGAATAAAATCGGCGCAGAGGAGAGCGAAAGAGAGATGGAAATCGCCCAAGCAAAGATTGATGCCGATTCTCGTGTGGCGTCCTACAGCCATGACTCTATGGGTGGTACAAGTTCTGGCTGGGTCACTGACTGTTTACGCTTGGTGCGTCCTGTGCTTACATTTTCTCTCATTGTTTTAGTAGGCATCTTGTATTTTAAGGCCATCCCAGCCGGTAGAGCGACGATTGAGGCATCTGTCATTTATATGGCATCGTCAAGTGTACTATGGTGGTTTGGAGATCGTGCAATGAGGTCCAAGAAATAAAAGGAAATCGTTTAAACAACATCATGCTGGAACAAAGGAGATTACTATGACCTGGAAAACACTAAAATCTAATGTTAAATTCGTTGTGAAATCAAAGCCTTTCGCCGCTAGTTTTGTGCTGGGAACTGGCGTTCTTATAGGATGGGTTCTGGGTCAGATTTTTTGATCTACAAAGCATTCATTATCATGTGTGCGCTCGACGGTCTGGAGTGCAAGACGTATTCTCAAGACAGAGATTACAACAACCTTAATGTCTGCATGGCGTCAGCGGTTAAGATGAGACAGGAATTAAATACCCAGACGCCACCTCTAAAATTCGTCACTGGCTGTATGGATAATGCAGCGGAAATGGAAATCAGGACGGGGAACCCGCGACCTTAATAACGGGCGACCCGCCCTGCTCCACTTCCCGGCTCACTCTGGGCAGAGGGTCTGCCGGGTCATCTCCATCCAACGAATACAGCCCACAAGGTACAGCCTAAAATTCCCCAAACACCAGCACAAAGGATCGTATGGTAAACATTCCAACGGGTTTTATATTTCTGTTCGCTGTTGATAAAATGTCTCAACAGGTCGGCGCTCGTTACTATCGGTTCGTCTGGTTGCATAACTTTTTCCCTAAATAATAGCCTTCAGACTGTCCGCTTGGTAGGTCTGTGCCGTGGTTTCTCACAAGTTCTCTGTTGGCGTCTAAAATTTCCTGACACTGTCCCGTAGGCTTTTCAAAATGGTTGTTGGCCTGATAGAAGCCAATCGACGGGGCAACGCCTGTCGCGCTGAACAGCGCACGACCAGCATGATAGAGGCGATGGCTGGTGGGATAGTACGGAAAGCCACCTGGGAAGTTTTCATGATCGTGTTTAGCCTTCGCTTCACACCACTCACGAACGAGGTCAAACAGTTCGTCATCGGCCATGTGTATTCCTCAACTTTATCGTAATCTCTTGAGCCATCATCGTACAGCGTCCAAATGGCAACGGGTTTCTTCATTGGCTTTCCCGGTAAGTCTGCCAAGCGTATTCTCCCATATCGTCAGTGACCTGTTTAAACTTCCCGTCTTGTATCCTAAAGAAAAGACCTTCAGGGCCGAACGGTAGGTCGGGGTTGTTGTCATTGCGGTCCTTGAGAAAGCAATCGGTGATTTCGATTTCAGGGTCTTCCTCTGGTTCGCCGGGAAAGTTTAAACTGGCTTGCAAGGCGGGTCTGCCAGGGGCGACATTTGCGTTCACTTCAATCATGTCACCGGACGGTAGTTCGTAGTCGAACTGTACTGGTTCACTCATATTCTTTATCCCATACCATAGTTATAGTACGAGCATAGCCCGCTATGTCGATGACATTGTCAATGTTGGCGGGGGTAGGGTCTTGACAGAGCCGCACCAGCTTGACGCAAATCATTTCCAGAGCGTGTCGGACCCGTGGGTCTGGACACTCGACCACCATAACCTGAAGCACGGCTATCTGGTCGAAGGTTTCATGGGGATGCCCATACATTTTGCCACGCTCTTGAGTAATCGTCTCAAGCGCCGTGTCAAACTGGTCTGTGAATTTACTCATTGAGAGAAATCCAGGCTTTGACGGGGTTCATCCCGTGGTGCAGCAACCACTCAAAGGCTTCTTGATATGTGGCCTCACCGCCAGCGATTCGCTCTTTCCAAATTTCAACGTAATTCATTTCCAAATCCTGTTCCAATGTTATTGACAACGTGTTGGTTATATCATACATAAAAGAATGTCAACAGGAGATGTAATATGAGTGCAAAAGGAGACGCTTACAGTGAGTTGGCGCGTGTCATAAAGGAGTTTGACCTTGCACCATCCACCGTAGGCCGTGAGATCGCGAGTGACCCAGGCTTTGTGAGTAGGTTGGCCGACCCTGAAATGGACATCCAAACTAAGACCCTTGACAATGTATGGCGGTTCATATTAAAGAAGAGGGGTCAATTGGATTTGGATTTGGAAAAGGATTAGGAAATGAAACATCTACCTTATGGCGGGTCAGCCGAACACCGGACAATCGGGTGCAATGGTTGGCTCAAGAAATCAGAAAATCTCCCGCGAAGACCCCCCGGTAACGCCGCCATCGAAGGCTCCATGCACCATGAGGTGCAAGAGCGTTGCCAGCGTGACGGGGTTGAGCCTGAACAGTGTGTCGGGTTCGTATATAAAGAGCCGGGTTACGAAGACACCATGACCCGTGAGTTCGCGGAAGACGATCTTGACCTGTCCCACATAGCCCTCAACGCGACGAACGTCTTGCTGGACCAACTGGACATTGACGAAATGGAGCTTGAGCCATTCGTTGAGTATGTGCCGGGTAGCCAAGGCGGGTCCATCGACCTTTTGGGTCTGTCGGTCAGCCGTGAGTGTCTCTTGATAGCCGACTACAAATTCGGAACCGTTAAAGTCTCCCCCGTGGAAAGCCCGAACTTGGGGTTGTACGGTATCAGCGCACGAAAAGACCCCAAGACCGCCGATATGTTCAAGAAGGTCAAGAAGGTGGTGTTCGCCATCATCCAACCAAGGGTCAAGGGTGTGGTCACAACGTGGGAGACGGACCTGGAGTGGCTGAACGCTTTCGAGAAGAAGCACCAAGCCGCTGTTAAAGGTACGGCCATCACCCCTGGTTCCTGGTGTAAGTACTGCCCAGCCGAACCGTTCTGCCCTGAGAAGCGTTTAAACATCGTCGCGGCGAACCTGTTAGGTGCGCGTGAACAGGACGAGTTGAACGCCGCCGCCGAAATGGTGGTCGAGGTCGAAAACTGGTGTAAATCCATCAAGGAAGAACTATTCCTTCAGATGGTGCGCGGTGTCCCTGTGCCGGGGTGGAAAATTGTCGAAAAGCGATGCACCCGCAAATGGGTGGACGAAGACAGCGCGGCGAAGGGTATCAAGTTACCCAAGAAGGATATGTTTAAGACCACCATGCTGACGCCAGCCGCTATGGAGAAGGTGGTCAAAAAGAAAAAGGTCAAGATTGACCTTGATGAGTTCATTATCTCCGTAAGCCCCGGCACTACGATAGCCACTGAGGATGACAGCCGCGAGGCTATTATCGCCAGCGACATCCAGGGTGAACTAAAGGAAATGATGAAGTAGTGCGGTATTAGGATACCGCGAATTTTGGAAACTAGGATTGGAAAAACAGACAATGACTACAAACTTCCCAACGGTAATGAACCCCACTGACCTTGCTTCTGCCCTTGCGGGTAGCCAAGTTCAAGAGACTACCGGGCTGGCGGGTTTCAGTTTTCTAAAGATTGACTTTGAGAGCGGCGAATGGCTCTTGGGCCAGGACGCAGAACTTGTGACGGATGAACTCATCTTGGTGAATACGACAACCATACAGCACGGTTTCATACTTTGGAGCGGCGGGCGTCCTAATAAGTCGTTCGTTGGCTTTACCCAACCACTTCCGCAACCGATGGAAGCTATCGGCGAGGATTACCCCAGCGAGGCGCGGTCCTTCCAGGGCGCGCTGGTTGACGATGGAGAACCTCTCGCCTTCGACACCAACTCCTACGGCGGTAGAAAGGGAATTGACGTGCTGCTTGGAAAAATCAAGGCACATTCGGCTGAAGGTTCCAAGCACCTGTTCCCCAAGGTCAAGCTGACCAGCGAAAGCTATGCCAATAAAAAGCGTGGCGGTAAGCTGACCTACAACCCGGTGTTTGAGATCGTCGCGTGGTGCGACAACGACGGCAACGAAGAAGGTGAAGCCCCGGCGCAAGTCGAGGATAAGTCTGAAACGGAAGCTGAAGCACCAGCGGAACCTAAAAAGCGGCAACGCCGCAAGCAAAGCGCAGCCTAGTCTCCATCCTAGCTGCGCCTGGGGCGCGGGTCTTATTTCCTTTCAGCCCGCGCCCCATTTCCGGGGAATTCCATGCTCTACTTAGACCTTGAAACCAGAAGTGACGTTGACCTGATCTTTCACGGGCTTCGCCGCTATGCGAAAGACCCCTCGACGGAGGTCATCTGCATGGCCTATGCGTTTGACGATGAGGACATCAAATTCTGGTGGGCTTCCGAAAATTTCCCGTCTCGCGTAAATGAACATTTCAAGAACGTCGGTTTGGTCACCGCGCACAACGCATCTTTTGAAAAGCATATTTTCGATTTAGTTATAAACCGAACGCACGATATTGAGTCGCCCGCTAACGAACAATGGCGCTGTAGCATGGCAATGGGCCTCACGAACGGTTTTGCGGGCGGTCTGGACGCCCTGGCTGTCGGCTTGGGGCTTACCTACCGAAAACACGCAGAGGGCGCACGGCTCATTAGAGAGTACTGCGCGTCGGGTCACCTGAAGACGTTTAAACCCGGTGACGCGGAGAAAATGAAGCAATACAACATTGACGATGTCGAGGTCATGCGGGCGGCGGTCAAATGTTTACGCCCACTGACTGATGAGGAATGGGAAGAGTACCACATCAACGCCATCATCAATGACCGTGGTCTACCCATCGACACGGCGTTCTGCAATGCGGCGCTGACCTACACCCGCGAGGTCGCGGACGATGCCAACGAACAGATCAGCATCCTGACCGGCGGTAAGATGACCAAGGCAACCCAGCGTAATGCGCGGGACGCTTGGTTGTTCCCCAAGCTGACGCCGCACCAGATGGGTTTGCTTGAGGTCTATAAAAAAGGTAAAAAGAAAATCAGTCTTGACCACGACCACAGGCACTATCTCTTACAATGTGAGGACTTAGACCATGACGCCAGAAGATTACTTGAATACATAGACAACGCGGGTTCTTCCGCTCTCAAAAAGTTCGCTGTTGCAGCGCACCAACACGTTGCCGGGAGGGTCCACAATACCTTCCTTTTCAATGGTGCAGGGCGTACCGGGCGGTTTTCTGGTAAAGGTCTTCAACCCCATAACATCCGCCGTGATGTCTTCGACAACGATCAGGCCGAAACCCTTATTGCTGACATCCTCGCCGGTTACGAAATAGACAAACCCGCCGACACGATGGCGCGTCTACTCCGCGCCATGATCTCGCATGAAACAGGGCTGTTTTGGGTGGATTGGAAAAGTGTGGAGGGGCGCATAGCCCCGTGGTTATCGAATCACCCGTGGGGTGAGGACAAGCTGGCGTTGTTTAAACAGGATAAGGACATCTATGTCGTAACCGCCGCCGATATGTTCAACGTCAACGAAAGTGATGTCGATAGTGACTTCCGGCAGAGCGGCAAGATCGCGGAACTATCCCTTCAATTTGGCGGGAGCCACAACGCTTTAATCGGCATGGCTAAGAATTTCGGCATCACCTTTGAGGAAAATGATGCCCGCGACATCGTAATCAAGTGGCGCAGAACTAACCCTTGGGCCGAACAGATATGGACCGAATACGATAAGGCTATCACCGCCGCCGTGCTGACGCCGGGTGTGGATTTTCCGGTGGGTCGGGTGGTCTACCACTCGGACGGTAAGAACTTCCTCTGGTGTAGGCTTCCGTCCGAACGTCTGTTGTCGTACCCCAAGCCAAAGTTTGAAGCCTACATGACACCGTGGGATGAAGAACGCGTTGGCGTCACGTTCCAGAGCCATTTCAAGCCCGCCGCTGGTGAGCCGCCTATCCGTATTCATGCGCGGGGCGCTCTACTGTTCCAGAACACGGTCCAGGCGGTTGCCGCCGACTGTCTACGGGAAGCCATCTGTCGGACCCATGATGAGGGACTCGACATCGTCGGCCATGTCCACGATGAGATCATTGGCCTTGGTCCGCGTGAAGACGGAGAGCGTTTAAACAACATCATGCTTGAACAACCCTGGTGGGCCGATGGTCTGCCTATTGCAACAGGTGGCGTGAAAAGTGGAACCCGTTATGGCAAGTGAACGAACACTCCAACGCTACCTGATAAACCTCGCCAGGTGCCACGACATCTACGCTCGCAAGGTCGCCGCCATAGGCCACACGGGCTTCCCCGATGTCTTCCTGGCCTGTAAGGGTCGCGTCATCATGGTGGAACTGAAGTCGCCAACGGGCAAGGGTCGCCTGTCCAGAAAACAAGAACGTGAAATTGAAAGGTTGCGAGATGAAAACATCAACGTCTACGTCATCGACAGCTACGACGAAGCCGACGAGGTCATCAAAAACTTGGCCGACGCCTAACAAAATTTACCGTTATGAGGCTGAAATAAAAATCTCATGGGTGAGCGAGTGTAGTTCAGAACTAGAGGGTGTCGCGGTGGTACTCCGTGAGTATCCTGTTCGCCGGGTCACGCCCGCTGGTGTCTGGATATTTGACCCAAGAACCTATGAGGAAAAGTGGGTGTCGTTACAGACACGAAAAGCTTTTGCGTATGCGTCAAAAGAGGACGCGCTCAATTCTTTTAAAATACGCAACGCCCGACACATCCAATATCTAGAGCGTGATCTAGAACGAGCAAAACTGGCGCGCGAGGCTTTAATCACTCCTGACTTATACAAAGGTAAAGAATATGACCTCGCACTCATTAACTTCTGAACAAGTCACAGCCGTTGACCGCCTGTTTGAGTATGACCACACCATCCTTGTCGCCGGGACGGGTGTCGGCAAGACGGTGATCGCCCTGACCGCCATCTGGGAGATGATAGAGGAAAAGTATCTTCACAAGGTCATCGTTGCCGCGCCCGCCAAGGTCATCGAAAAGATGATCTGGCTGGAAGAGATGTGTAAGTGGCATCACCTACGCGGCATGAAGGCCATCCAGCTTGAGGGCAACAGCCAGCAACGCATCAAGACGCTCATGGCGAACGAGGCCGACATCGTCCTGGTCAGCTTAAACAACCTTGATTGGCTGTTGAAACAAGACCATGAGTGCGACGGCATCGTCATCGATGAACTCTCCAAGGCAGCGGGCAAATGGACGAAAGGTTTGAAGTCTAAAAAACTCTGTGACAGATTAATTTGGAGATGCGGTATGACAGCCACGCCCGTGTCCCAGAGCTATGAGAAAATATTTTCGATGGCCCGCATCATAGATTGCGGCAAAAGTTTAGGCACGAATAGGCAAGCCTATATCAACACCTACTTCGACAGCGACTACATGGGTTACAATCTAACGCTGAAAGGCTTCGCGGACGCGCAAATCATGTCAAAAGTGGCCTCTCTCGTCCACCTCGTTGTCGATGACAAGGCCAAGGTACTGCCACCTCTGCGTGAGAGCGTCATAAAATTCGATATGCCAGCGGAAACGCGGGAAATCTACAACGACATGAAAAAGCACATGGTGGTCGAGGACCGTGAGGCCGCGAACCAAGCGGTCAAGTCGGGCGTCCTACGCCAGATCGCGTCTGGCTTCTATTATGGTGACGCTGGACCGCCAACCTCGCTCGACACGGCCAGAGCCGACGCCGCGCTCTATTGGGCCAAGGGTTTGAAGGGTGAGCCGGGGATTATCTTCTATGAATTTGTCGAACAGCTTGTTCAGCTTGAGGAGTTGCCCGACAACATCATGCGGGCGCAGATACAGTCGATGTCACATGGCATCGACGGCCTTCAAAATACATACAATTCGGTGTGTTTTCTGCAACCACCGTGGTCGAGGGACCAGCAAGAGCAAAGTATCGGCAGGGTCTGGCGGCAGGGGCAAAAAAAGCCCGTCACCGTCACTACCCTGGTCTGTACCGATACGCTGGATGAACTGGTCGTGGCGAGGGTGGAAGACCGTGGCAAGTGGATGAAACTTTTTCGTAAGCATTTAGAGAATTGACGCAACACATAGTATGTGGCAAGTTGAGATGTCACAACATAGGAGTTGACAACATGACTAAACTGCAAAACGTCCCAATGGACGCTATCGACGCCAACCCGTTCAGGCGGCTTGGTGACTATCCTTACGTTGAGCGTAAACTCGACGCACTGAAACGCTCCATCGAAGACGTTGGTCTTTGGGAGGGCGTCATTGCCCGTAAGAAAGGCAACCGTTACGAAATCGCCTTCGGACATCACCGTATGGAAGCCGCAAGACAAACGGGTTTGAAAGAAGTCTCCGTTGTTGTCCGCAAGCTGGACGATGAACAGATGCTTCAATTCATGGGCCGTGAGAACCTTGAAGATTATAATGCCGACTTTGCCACCATGCTTGAGACATGGGAAGCCGCACTTAATTTCCCGGGCGCGGCCCGGGGTGACCTCAGTGTTGCGAAGTTATTGGGTTGGACAAACACCCATGAGCGCGACGGTGAACAGATGAGCGACACCGCGAGGGCTTGCTCTGCCGTGAATAGCCTTATCGTCAATAACCATGTGAAGCGCGAAGACTTTCATAATCTCTCAGTGAAGACGGCTAAAATTATAAGTGAGCGGGCTAAAGCCAACATTACCCGTGTCGTAAAGACCGCTAAGAAGAACAAACGGCCTGTCGAGGAAGTCGAGGAAGCTAAGAAGCAAATCGGCAAGGCAGTCACCAAGACGGCAAAAGAAAGCCGCCGGGGTGAAATCGCGCAGAAGGACTTGCGGGGTCAGGTCGATGTAAATGCTTATCGCTTTGCCAAGCAGAGTAAAAAGCAATCCCCACTATTTAAACAGTTTGGCGATCAACTGAAGAACAGCATCACTAAAATGCTGAACGGTGACAGCACCTCGACGAAATTGGCGGAAGTTACCGCCGCTCTTGGGGACATCACGCTGGAAGAAGATCATGCGGTGGTCCGCGCCATCAAGTTTGAATTGGGTGAACTGTCTGGCCGCGCCGACAAATGGGTTATTACTATGGACCCGAAGAAGGTGGTCAACTTGAAGGAGATTTCCAATGAGTAAGTTTGTACGCCGTGAGACGGTGCGTAAATGCGCCATCCATCAGAGCATAATGGAACGGGCGTCAGAAGACCTTGAACACGCCGGGGCGTTTAACAAAGAAGACATCCTTGAAACCCTCAGCCTCAAGGTAATGGAAGATAGCGTCCGGTGGGACTACATCCGCGATTTTCTGCAAGATGACCAAGGGTGTGAGTTGGTCCCGGTTGCCGCCAGTTACTTCAAGCGTCATAAACGCGATGAAGAACTGACCAGCCCTGAACGCTTCATTGCGTCTGGTTACGGAAAAAAGACGGCGGGGTTTGTGTCTGTATCGCTTGAGAACGATCACCTTGTAGTGTGTCGGGTCAAGCAACGTCAGAAGATGGCGAATGGTGCAGGTAAGAAGTTCCGCGAATACGCTGAAGCCGTACAAAGTCGGCGGGTTTCATTAGGTGCGCCTGAAACACCTCTGCAAGTCGTAGACGCAAACAAGTAAACTAAAGCCCCGCGCCTTCTGGCGCAGGGGTTCTTTTTCGGGGGTTATAATGCCAGTACACGCCAAAGAATTTCTCGACACCATTTTCGATGACCTGAACGATGATGAATACGTCTGTGTGTCCCGTGCCATTGAAAAGAAGGATGGCACGGGCGTCTGGTTCAAGTCGTTTAAACGTGACGCCCGTCAGTTCCGAAAGTGGAACCCTGAAACCCAGGCCCAGGCGTGGTATTTTTGTGTTTCAACAGTCAGTGGAGAGTTAAATGAAAAAGCTACAATGGTTGGTCGCGGGCGAAGACATCTCAGAAGATATTATTGTCTCGTCCTGGATGACATTGGAACAAAAGGAACTCCACCACCTGTTGAGCCGTCTTGGAAGATTGAGACTAGCCCTGGAAACTGGCAGTGGGGATATTTCCTTGACCCTGGCTCAGATTGGGGGCGCTATGAGGCGCTTGCCGAATTTTGCCATCGACAAGGATGGGGTGATGCGGGCGCAGGGGGAAGTTATCGCCTCATGCGTCTGCCAGGATCAGCCAACCTCAAGCCAGGACGGCAAGGTTTCCGTTCTGTGGTCAACCACTGGGAAAAAGATGTTTGGTCCCTGGATGAACTTGCTGACGCCCTAGGCTGTAATTTTTCAGAAATCGAGGTGAAGGATGTCGATGTTAAAGAAAAGACGGGCGGTGCAGCGGCGATGGACGGCATTGACCCTCTGCTGGATTGGCTCGTTGACGGCGGTCATGTGGTACGCGACACCGGGTTGGAGTGGGTTGATGTTATTTGTCCTTGGGCTGACAGCCACACCACTGGTGAGAACATTGCTGGATACTCACCGCTAGGCCGTGGGGTAGGAAAATTCGTCCAGACCAGGGCGTTCAACTGTATGCACGAACATTGCGTTGACCGCAAGCTGACCAAGTTCCGCGAATGGGCGTCGAAGCTGGGCGCACCTACTGTGTCGGGCTATGACCCGTTGCCGTGGCTTCAAGATAAGTTCGTCTATGTGTCCACCGGGCAGATGGTCTATGACCTACACCAGCGCCCACTAGGCGGCGTCTGGAAGTGGTCGTTGGCAGACTTCACCAAGGACCACCCCGGCAAGATCACACCGCCGGGGCGTGACAACCCCGTCACCATTGCCACCGCCTTTGTCGAGCATGAGAAGACCCGCAAGGTCGTGGACACTTGCTATACGCCTGTGTCGCGTGAGGCTGACACCGGCATTGTCGAGCGCCTTGAGCAAAAGTTCGTCAACACCTATGTCCCGCCGAATTGGGATGAGACGGGTGAGACGCCGGAAGTTTTCATCGAACACATGGAGTATGTCATCCCCGACGAATTTGAACGGGAAACCTTCTACAACTGGCTGGCGCATAAAATACAGAACCCCGACAAGCGTTCTTACGCCGTCATCATGATCGCGGAAGGCGCGTATGGTACGGGCCGGTCATGGATAGGTCGGCTCATTGACCAGATGCTTCAGGGTCATTGTAACAGCGCCACGTTGTTGCAGTTAATCGGAAAGGGGACCAGCGCGGAGCAGAACTACAATTCGTGGATGGTCGAGTGCCAATTTTTAATTTGCGAGGAAGCGAAAGACACGGCGTTGTCCCGCGAAGACTTCTGGCACGGCTACGACACGTTTAAACAGAACGTCGAGCCGGGTGATGCGGGCCGTCCTATCCGCATCAACGATAAATATGGCCGCATTTACCACGAGGTCGTCTATCACAACCCCCTGATCTTCACCAACCATGCCGATGCTATGGTCATTGAGGATGGTGACAGACGTATTTTCTGTGTCGAGAACCCGACAGAGCGCCGGGATTATCAATACTATGATCGTTTGACGGGTTCGCTCAAGACCCAGGAACCTCGCCGGGTATACTGGTGGCTGATGCGCCGTGACCTGACCGGGTTTAAACACATCTACCCACCGATGACGCCGTCGAAGGCGCGGATGATTGAGGACACCCGTGCGCCTAGTGACGCCATAGCCGAATGGATACGCGACAACCACGCGCCCGACATCGTCACCCGTGCCTCATTGAAGGTTGCCATCATCATGGCGGCGCGTGACCTGGACGATGAGAAAACAATGCGTGAGCCGGGTAATATCACCAAGATATTGTGGCGAAAATTGAAGTCTTTGAGGCCCGATGACACAAAAAACGGAGCGCGTTATATGGTCGATGGGAAGCAAACAGAGGTCCGCGCCATCCGAAATCAGACCAAGTGGGTCGATCAGGATGTTAGCCGCGACACCGAAATTGTTGTTAAGGAGTTGGGAAAGGCGATAATGCCGACGAATGTGGTGGATATTAGAGGAGCATAGAGGAAAATTAGAGGAAAAGTTTTTTGTTTGCTCTAATCAAAAATCCCAGAAGTCTGCCGTTTTTATACTCTAATAGAGGAATAGAGGAAAATATCTATATAACTTTAGAATATAACAGTAAAATAGCGGTCCTTCTATTTAGACTCCTTAGGAAAACTCCTCTATTTGCTCTTTTTCCTCTATTTGCGGCGCGGGCATAAAAACACCCGACACAGCGTTTAAACTGTGTCGGGCTATTTTTATGGTCGATCAGGATGGAAAAGTATTATTTTTTGCCGCGCCCGTCGATCAGGATGGTATTTTCGGAATTTTTCTGTCGATCAGGATGTCGATCAGGATGGCTAGCGCCAGCGGGACGGGCGTAAATCCGTTTTCGTATCTGATAATTTGGCGCGTGGAAATATCCAGAAAAGCGCCTATGGCATTTTGGGTTAGGCCAAGCGTCAAGCGCCGGGCTTTGAAGGTTTCCGGTGTCATTGCATTTACCTATCCATTTTTAAGGCCCGTCAAGGCTATGTCATTTTGTCCGGTATGTCACCCTATAAAAAGGGGAGAAGGCCCGCCAGGGGTTAACCTGGCGGGCCTATTTTGGGGTTTATCGGGTTTATTCAAGGTTTGTCGCCTCAAAGTCGTTTGTTCTTCCATATAAAATCGAAATCAAGATGGTTGGCCAAAGCAATTTTTCCATTGACTTCTATAATCATATCATAACCGTCGAACCAATCTCCGCCGTCGTTGTTGTCCCGGCGTATTAGGAATTTTAGATTATCGTCAACGGTACAAACGTCTTGAACAGAATATTGGCAATATAGGACGCCCGCCACTCTGTCGTCTTCTGGCATTTCGTGAGATATTCTTATTATATTAGGCATTGGTTCGTTCCTTTTATGATGGGTTTTGGGTTTATTCGCCGATTTCCCCTTGTGAAAGTAATTTTTCGACGCCCGCGCCATGATGGCGGGTTTGGTAAACATGGAAACAATCTTTTCCTGTTTCCTCATTATACCAAACGTCAACGCGAACCGCGCCCGCCCATGATGCCGCAACCGTTGTAAGGCCCGTTGATTTATGGGCGCGGGCCGTTGGGACTGTCTTGCGGGCGCTTGTCGGAATAGAACCGTAAAAATGTGACATAAGATTTTCCTTTCATAAAAAACCTTTGGTTAATTTCTAAGTCGAGTGATAGCGTATTCCACCGTTGACCCCAGATTGTCTAGTTTCTGCAAAACCCTCTTTTACGGCTCGGTCGAGCAAGTTAAACCGCTCGCGCTTTGCCTGCCACTGGTCGAGGTCTTGCGGCGCTAATCCCGCATTATCATGGTCTTGGTCGGACCATAATTCACGCAGTATGCGATCAAAATTTGTTATCTGTAGAACAGACATTACTTTTTTCCCTTCATGGTTTTCTTGAGGGCTTTTTTCAAAGCGTCTTTTATATCCTTTTCAGACTTTGCCGCTGTAACGTCTTTTGTTATGTCGATAACTTTGTCGCCTACGACCATTTCAAAACTTGGCATTGTTTTTCCCTTTCAAAAGAAAAGCGTTTGGGATAATTCCCGCAAAAGGCAGAGCGCGTTTAAACGCTCTGCCCTTTAAGTGAATTACACCCGGCGCGGCATTAGCACCGAATAGACGTTCTCAAGGTCGCCATATTTTACATAGTGCGGTGACGTTGCATCCTCTCCGCGCAATTGAACCGCAAGCGCCCCTGAACCGTTGCCGAGAATTTTCGCACCGTTGGCAACGGTGATTAATAGGTCAGCACCGAACGCGCCATGCGATACCTGGCTATCGTCTGTTGACGGCATAACCCGTTCCCAATCAGGAAACGTGCCGTCAATTGCTTCTGACGGTTCCATATAAAGTTTATTGTCGAACTCATCCCATACCGTCAACGTGCCGTCTTTAAATTCAACATATTCCGCTTTTTTGCCTTTCATGGCGGTGATTGCCTTTTTTGAAATCGGCATGATTGCTGGTGCGTCTGTAGGGTTGTCTTTTGCGCGTTCGCTATCGTCAACCGCAACCGTCATTAAGTGACCGTCTGTCGCAACCGCCGTTATGCCGTTGAGCATTACACCGTTCAGGTAATAGCGGGTTTCCTCTGTCGAAATTGCAAGCGCAACGGCGGCGAGGGTTGAGGCGTTATATTTGATTGTGTTCATTTTGGTTCCTTTCAGAAAACCTTTGGGATAATCCCCGCAAAACGTCAGGGGCTAACCCCTGGCGTTTTAAGTGATTTATTCCGTTTTGACTTGTGAATAATCGCCCGCCCGGTTTTCTTTCCAAATCTTGATATTCGGATATGTAACCTTGGCATGGGCAATGGCCTCTTTTTGCGTCGCAAACCATTTACCCCTAAAACCCTCCCAAGGTTTGTTACACATTGCGACATTGAAACCCGGCTTTCCGAACGCACACCAGATAGAGACGCATTTCATTCGGTTTGCGTGAAAACTATTCATATTCATTTTCACTCCCCTTTAAAAATAACTGCTAAGACTGCAATGCAAAGCATAACGGACAAACCGTTAACGGCTATCCAATCAAGAATATTGAGTGAGATCATTTTTAGGTTTCCTTTCAAAGTTTAACTACCACAAAGCCCCGGCGCTAGGCCCGCTTGTTATCGGGCTAGTGGCGATTTAAGCTCGCGCGGGGGATTGTTGAGGGTTATAGGTCAGCGAATGTTTCTTCTGAATTGTAATTCGGGGAAGGATCATATTTAGTGAAGGCGCTTAAAGGCCCGCCGGTTTGTTGCGTCGTATTATGGCCAGTGGCGTTTATGTATAGCATTGTTCCGCTATAGACTGTAAAGATTGAGCGCACCCTGTAAATGTTTTTATCGGGGCCCCAATTGGGGGTTACTAAGTCGCCTTCGTTAATTCCATGTCTTGCCATAATCATTTACTCCTTTGTTGGTTTATCTATTGCCAAAGACCCGCTTACGAGATTATCGGGCGCGTCATTAAAACTTTTAACCCGTAGTTTTCCGCTTTTTGCGATTACGATAAATTTTGCCATTAGAATTCCCTTTCAAAAACGTATTCCTTACATACGCGCCATATTGTCACATTGCAAGAAAAAAGTTTAAACGCTTTCCCGTCCGAATAAAATCGGACGGGAATTTTGTTTAAAGGTTTGCGTTCATCCCCCATATTAAAAGGCAAACGACTAACACTAAACCGGATTTAATCATGGTGCGGTTTTCAGGTATTGAGATAAACCGAATAAACCTTTGGTGTCTAAAATCTCAATAGCCTCTTTTGACGCGATAAAAGTACAAACGGCATTTGTAAACTCTTTGCTATCACTCAAAAACCATTGCATTCCTTCTAATGCGTTTGCTCTATCTTCTACCATTTTGGCTCTGATTTCCTGGCGGGCGGTTTTCGTTTCAGGTTTGCTATCGCAAACGAATAAACGATTATCCTTTTTTGTGTTCATACCAATTAGACGGAATAGGTTTGGAAATCTTACAGCGCCCATTGCAAAAAAACGGTTTGCGGTATTATAATACCGCGCCAATGGGTTGGTTTTAGAAAAGGACAAAGCATTGTCGCGTAAAAAAGGAACGCCTAACAAAATGACAGCGGCAATAAAGGACGCCGTTGAATTGTCATTCAGCAAGAAAAACAAGGGCGGTAAATATCTCGACAAGCTGGCTGACGATTTTCCCGCCGTCTATTGTGGTCTGATCGCAAAATGTATGCCGCAAGCGATTGCGGTTGACGTTCAAATTCATGCCATAAACCTTGGCCTTGAAATGAAACGCGCCGCTGACACCCTAGCCCTGCTGACCCATCCACCCGACACACCGCCTCTCATAGATGTAACACCCGACACAGTACAACCTGACACACCGTCACCTGTCACTGTGTCGGGTGATGCTGATGATGTTTAAACAACGCACCCGACACACCACATATTACAATAGGTTGCACACCCGGCATACCACAACTGTTAGTATTAAATCGGTTTTGAGATTATCGAAGGCGGGGTGTGCCGGGTGGTACCCCCGAAGTTTTGGCGGCAATATATTCTATAGTCCTCAAGCGGCCCGTCCGTATTAAAATTTTTTGAAAAATTAGTTAGGACAAATTGTCATGCCTAAGCAACAAGCCCACCCTGACGAGCAACAGCTTATTGCGAAAATCCTTACGTTCAGGGATGACCCACTAGGCTACGTCCTCTACGCCTTTCCGTGGGGGAAACCCGGCACACCCCTTGAAAACCACGTTGGACCCCGTCAGTGGCAGAGGGACGCGCTGACGAAAATGCGTGACCACATTGAAGACAACAAGAATAAACAGATGCAGGGGTTGGACCCTGAACTTATGAAGCTGGCCCGTGCCAGTGGCCGGGGTATCGGCAAGTCCGCGTTTCTGGCATGGGTGGCCCTGTGGCTGTTCTCCTGTCTGCCGTCCTCTACCGTGGTGGTCAGCGCGAACACAGAGATGCAGTTGAAGTCCACGACCTTCCCTGAGATTAGGAAGTGGGCTACCATGTCCATCAATAGCAGATGGTTCGAGCATAACATCATGAGCTTACAACCAGCCGAATGGCTGGTTCAGACGTTGAAGGAGACAACGGGATATGACGATGCGTATTGGTACATTCAGGCGAGGCTCTGGTCAGAGGAGGCACCGGACGCTTATGCCGGGGTCCATAGCCAAATGGCAATGGCGGTCCTGTTCGATGAGGCAAGCGGGATACCGGGGTGCATCTGGCCTGTGGCTCAGGGGTACTTCACGGACAAGACGCTACACAGGTTTTGGATTGCCATATCCAACCCGCGTAATCCGTCAGGCGAGTTCTTTGAGTGTTTTCACGGCAATCGTGACCAATGGGACCATGAGACGATTGACGGCAGATCAGTCGATGAGAACGACAAGTCGCTCTACGACAACATCATCAATCAGTATGGGCAAGACAGCGACCAAGCTAGGGTCGAGGTCTACGGACAGTTCCCCCGGCAGGGTGACGAGAACTTCATGTCGAGGGGCGCGGTAGAGGAGGCGGTGGCGCGTGAGGTGGTCGAGGACTTGGGTGCGCCGCTGTTGATGGGGGTGGACCCGGCACGGATGGGTCGGGACAAGGCGGTGATACGTTTCAGGCAGGGCCGTGATGCGGCCAGCATAGCCCCGTTGGTGTATGCCAAGTGCGACACGGACGAGATGGCGACACACTGTGCCACCGCGATAGAGCGGTACAAGCCCGACCATGTGTTCATTGAGGGTGATGGTATCGGCGGGCCAGTGATCGAGCTATTGAAGAAAGCCGGGTACAACATAACGGAGGTGCTGGTCAGTAAGACAGCGCAAGACCCGACAACGTATTATCTTCACAGGACGGAGTTGTGGGGTCGGATGCGCGATTGGTTGAACACGGGCGTACTGCCGAAGGAAGACGGGTTGATTTCCGACCTGTGTGTGATGCGCTACTCCATCAACCTCAAGGGACAGGTGGCGCTCTGGCCTAAAGAGAAAATGCGGAAGGAAGGTTTCGCCAGCCCTGACTATGCGGACGCCTTGGCGATGACGTTCTCAAGGAATGTCAGTAGGCTCGACGGACGGACAGCCCGGCGCGGAAGACGGAAAAGGGTTGCGCGGGATGTCGATTATGAGCTATTTGGTTAGTGGTCCTCTCCCCGGACAAAACGGTCCTATACCGTTTAAACTCCCCAGCCTTGCGCTGGGGAGTTTTTTCATGTTAGCTTAGAGCGTTGCAACACATGGTAGGAGACTTCAGCATGGGTGGCTTATTTGGGGGCAGTTCAGCCCCTACACCAATCGCACCTCCCGCACCCCCGACACGGTCAGACGCAGAAATTCAGGCGGCGGCGCTTGAAGCGCGTCAGCGTAGAGCCGGGGCGACGGGCCGAACAGAAACCGTCTTGTCCACAGGGGCCGACGAAGAAAACAAAACAGCTAAGAAGCTGTTGGGTACGGCGTAATGGGCGGTGGTAAACCTTCAGTGTCAGCGCCCCCGCCACCCCCTCCAGAACCGGAACCAGAGCCAGCGTCGGCGGCAGTAGCGCGTAAGCGTATCGCGGATGCCAGGGCCGACAGCGACACCACCGGAGCAACCAAGAAACTATTGGGACAGTAGTATGGGCGGTCAAATTCGTACACCGCAAGTGCGCCCAGGTGAGAAGGGCGGCACCGGCACACCTAAGAAGGACAAGCCTGACCTATCCGTCGCGGAGGGGCCGACCACTGGCCCCAAGGGTGACTTTGGCCTGACCAACCTGGGTGAAAGCAAACCTCAAACAGACGAGGGTATCGTTACGACTGTCGGGTCCACACCCGTCCGTAAGAAGAAACCGACGATCACACTGTTAGGTGAGAAACCATGAGTACCAAAGCCGCTGACATCATCAAACGCTATGAACAGTTGGAAAGCGAACGGGGAACGTGGGAAACACACTGGACGGAGATAGCGGACAGGATTTTACCACGGTACTCTGATACCTTTTTCAAACCTACGTCTGAACAGACGAAGGGTGAGAAGCGCACCGAAAAGATGATCGACAGCACGGGCGGCTTGGCCCTTGAGAGGTTTGCCGCCGCGATGGAGAGTATGTTGACACCGCGTACTCAGAAGTGGCACAGGCTGACGCCCGACCATGACGAGTTGGGGAAAGAGCGGGACGTTAAGTTGTGGTTTGAGCAAGCGACCAACGTCCTGTTTAAACAACGCTACGCATCGAAAGCCAACTACGCCAGCCAGCAACATGAAAGCTATATGGGCTTGGGCGCGTTCGGTACGTCCGTCATGTTCGTGGACAAGCACGACAAGGGCGGCTTGCGGTATGCCTCGACCAACATCAAAGAGATTTTGTTTGAGTTGAACCACCAAGGTTTGCTCGACACCACCTATCGGAAATACTCACTGACCGCACGGCAGATGATGCAACGGGTCGAGTTGAAGCGGTGGGAAAGCGTACCTGACGAAGTCACGAAGGCGAACGAGAAGACGCCCGACAAACGCTTTGACATCATCCACTGTATTCGTCCACGCAAAGAAGTCGAACCAAACCGGGTGGACGCCAGAGGCAAGGAGTTTGCGTCTTTCTATATCGCCGTCAACGGCCAGCACGTTTTGAGCGAAGGCGGCTACGACACGATGCCGTATCAGATTTCACGGTACGTCACTGGACCGGGTGAAAAATACGGGCGCTCTCCCGCCATGTTTGTTTTACCGTCCATAAAAGTTTTAAACGAGCAGAAGAAAACAATGCTCACGCAGGGACACAGAGCGGTTGCGCCCGTTCTGTTATCGCATGATGACGGTATCCTTGATACCTTCAGCATGGCCCCCGGCAGTATGAACCCCGGCGGTGTTACCGCCGAAGGCCGCGCCCTTGTCCACGCCCTCCCCGTGGGCAACCTCGCGGCTGGGCAAGAGTTGATGGACATGGAGCGTCAAGTAATTAACGATGGATTTTTAGTTAGCCTTTTTCAAATCCTCGTAGAGACGCCTCAGATGACGGCGACAGAAGTGTTGGAACGCGCCCGTGAGAAGGGTGCGTTGTTGTCTCCCACGATGGGACGCCAACAGTCTGAAAGCCTTGGCCCGATGATCGAACGTGAAGTTGACGTTCTTATGAAACAAAATATCTTACCCCCGATGCCCGAAGTCATGGTTGAGGCACAGGCCGAGTTTGAGATTGTCTATGACAGCCCCCTGTCCCGGTCCCAACGGGCAGAGGAAGCAAGCGGCTGGCTCCGCACGTTGGAAGCCGCCATTGCCTACGCGAACACCACGCAAGACCTGTCGGTCCTCGACCAGTTCGACAGCGATGTCATCTACCAGCAACTAGCGGAGATCAACGCGGTCCCGGCGTCTTGGATGCGTGATCCCGCCGCGATTCAACAACTACGCGAAGCCCGCGCACAACAACAACAAATGCAACAGATGGTCGATGCCGCGCCCGCCGCCGCTGGTGTAATGAAGGCGCTGAACTAATGGCGGTTATACAATTAGCGGAACAGGTGAAAAACTTTCTTGTCACCCGTGGACAAGCCTACCGTCAGACGTTCAACGGAATTTATGGTGAGCGGGTCTTGATTGATCTGGCGCGGTTCTGTCGGGCGAATGAGAGTACGTTCGTACCTGATTCCCGCGCTGAAGGAATTTTACAAGGACGCCGTGAGGTGTGGCTCCGTATCTCAAAACACCTCAACCTGTCTGAAGATCAGCTTCAGACGTACTTCAACCCACAAGGAGAGTAGAGACAATGGCCGAAGAAGCTGGGTCCGTGGAAGCGGGCAACCCAGGGGAAGCAAACGCGCCCTCTGGCGAGACAAGCGCAGACGTAAACGCGGTAGCGGGTTCGCCCCTAGCTACTGAAACAACGACAGGTTGGATTGAAGGGGTACAAGACCCCACGACGAAGGCTTGGGCTGAAGCAAAAGGATTACAAAACGGAAGTTTTGAAAATGTCCTTGGGAGTTACCACAACCTCGAAAAGATGGTCGGCGCAGACCGCGCCGGGCGCACGATTACTATGCTGGGTGATGATGCCACACCGGAAGAAAAAGCTGAGTTCTACACAAAGCTGGGGCGTCCGAAGGAAGCGGGGCAATACTCTGTCGCGTTGCCTGAAGGCGTCACCGATACCACACGCATTGATATGATGCGTAACAAAGCGCACGAACTTGGTATCACGGATGCCCAGCTATCGGGTTTGGCTGAAGCCGACCAAGCGTACTTTGAAGCCGCTACGCAAGGGGCAGTAGATGACAAAGCCGTCTCTGCCGCTGATGCGGAGAAACAGTTGCGTACCGAATGGGGCGCGGCGTTCGACTTGAAGGTTGCGGGTATTGACGTTGCCGCTCACAAGTTAGGTATGTCGGACGAACAGTTGACGGGCTTGCGCGAAAGCATGGGTCCGGTGGAAGCCATGAAATTCGTGGACGGTTTAAACACTAAGATTGGAGATCACAATTTCGAAGATGGCATCCCCGTCACACCGGGCCACAAGACGCCTGAACAAGCTAAAGCAGAATTAGCGGACCTGTCCATGAATAAGGAATTTCAGGACGCTTGGCTCAATAAACAACACCCCGGTCACACGGCGGCGGTTGAGAAGAAAGCCGCCTTGGCTCGTCTCATGGCGGGTGTGGTGTAATGAAACAGGTTCGCTTAGAGGCCCTCAAGCTGGCAAGCCAGCTTGAGGGTGTGACCTCTGACAATGTATTGGCTGTCGCTGAAATCTTGGCGCAGTATATTGAAGAAGGTCCGAAGGTTGTTGAGTTGACTACACCACCCCGACAAACCCGAAAGAAAC